GCCCCGGTCACGGGCACCCTGCCCGTCATCCAGCGCGTGGCCCAGCTCCACGCCCTCAAGCGGCTGGCCGCGTTTCTGGAGCGCCACGGCGTCACCTACGGCCCGGACTCTACCAACTGCCGCGCCTGGCTGTTCCCCGACACCTTGTCCCCCCGCGAGGTGGACGCGCTCTTTGACGAGCTGCTGCCCCTCGTGCCCGCCGATGTCTACGAGCTGGTCACGGCCCACCCCGCGCAGGTGGTCACGGCTGGCAACCTGTGTGCGCCCTATCAACCCCAAAGGAGGACCTGATGGACATCCGTACCCTGCCCCTGCTCGAGGCCGTGGAGGCCGTGGAAGGGCTGCTGCGCCAGCTGCTCACCCACCCGGAGGCCACCGGCCAGGACAAGGCCAGCGTGGTGCTCACGCGCAACGCCCTGGCCGAAATCCCCCGCCGCCGCCTTGGCCGCTGGACCCCAGTCAACCCGGCCACCCTGCCCCCGCGCAAGGCCGGGCAGAAGTTCCCGCAGCTGCCCGCCGGGCGGCTGGTGGACTGGGAGCGCGAGCAGGAGGCCGGAAATGCGTAAGCCGAGAACAGACCATTTGAACGCATGCGGCCTTATCGCCCTGGAGCGCGCACGGCAGGTGAGCGAGGAGGGCTGGACGCCGGAACACGACGCCCAGCACACGGGCGGGGAGCTGGCCCAGGCGGCGGCCTGCTACTGCATCGTCAAGCCCGGCCCCGCCGAACAGGTGAACCTCTGGCCGTGGTCGGTGGAGCGCTTCAAGCGGGAAGGCGCGCCCCTTCCCACCCTGCGTGACCTTGTGAAGGCCGGAGCGCTCATCGCCGCTGAAATCGACCGCCGCCTTGCGGCTGGTGAGGCGGTGCCGTCATGATCTGGTGGACCAAATCCTGGAACCCCGTCATCGGCTGCTCCAAGTGTTCCACGGCGTGCGAGAACTGCTACGCCGAGGCCCTGCACACCCAGCGCCACAAGGCTTTGCTGGCGGGTAAGAAGATGCCCCCGTGCTACGCCGAGCCCTTTGACCGCGTGCGCTTCTTCCCGGAGCGGCTGATCGAGCCCCTGCACTGGCGCAAGCCGCAGATGATCTTCGTCTGCAACATGGGCGATCTGTTCCATGACGCCGTAATGGATTCTAGCTTTTTGGATCGAATCTTCGCCGTAATGGCGATGTGCCCGCAGCACACGTTCATGCTGTTGACCAAGCGTTCAGACAACCAGCTGAAGTACATCACCAGTGAGGCGGACACGGAGCACATGGCCTGGCTCGCGGACAAGTCGCTGGGCGAAGACGAGCTTGCGGCTCACGCCCCGACTTGGCCCCTGCCCAACGTCTGGATCGGCGCCACCATATGGGACCAAGCCAGCGCCGACCGCGCCGTGCCCATCCTGCTCTCCACCCCGGCGGCCAAGCGCTTCGTCTCCGTGGAGCCCATGCTCGGGCCGGTGGACCTGGGGCAGTGGTTCGAGCGCATTGACCACTGTGGAGCCTGCGGAGCGGAAAGTCCGGCGCAGGTCGAGGACGTCTGCCCCGAATGTGGATCGGACGCCGGGCTCATCACGACATGGGGTTGTGCCCAGGCAGAACGCTACAGGACTGGCGAGCGATACAGCGAGAGTCCGGCGGGTGAAGAAGACCTCAAAGGCCAGCCCCTCGACTGGATCATCTGCGGCGGCGAGACAGGCCCTGGCGCGCGGCCCATGCACCCTGACTGGCCGCGCAAGCTGCGCGATGACTGCGTGGCGGCTGGCGTGCCGTTCTTCTTCAAGCAGTGGGGGGAATACTCCCAGCGCGGCGGGACCGGAATTGTAGAGGCACATGGCTCTGGTGCCCCGAACGTCGCATGGCCCGACGGGACAGTGCGCTGGGGCAAGTCCGAAGATCGAGGCGGAGAAGGCGTCCGACTCGCCCGCGTCGGCAAGGCCAAGGCTGGCCGCGTGCTGGACGGCCAGGAGTGGAGCGAGGTGCCTCGTGGCTAAGCTCTTCGCCCTTCTCCGTCTTGTCGGCTGGGGGAGCGCCTGCCGGGATTGCGAGGTGTGGAATATTCCCGACTGTGAGGAGTGCCTGGGAATCCTCACGCCGCGTTGCCCGAAGGGCGCGCTGGCCGCGTGCTCGATGGCCGGACCTAGGAGGGGGGTGGCCCATGTGTGAGGGAATCCGTTTCAAGGTGATTGAGGTCAGCGAGGACGGAAAGGGCTTCGGCCCCTACTACACCGAGGACGAGCGTCTCGCGTGGGAGCGGGAAAACAAAGCCCTGCGCGCGGAGAACTTCGCCCAGACCGAGGAACTGGTGAGGCTGCGGTCGGAGCTACGCGACGTGTACGCCAGAAACAAAGCTTTTATGCGGGGACTGCTCCCAGAAGAAGAGCCAGCAATGGACAGTCATAAGCCTTGCCCGCACTGCGGCGGCACGGGCTACGCGGAGGAAGAGGACGAAACGTGCGCCATCTGCAATGGCTCCGGCGAGGTGCCCGCATGACCCCCACCCCCACCCTCTGCCCGCTGCCCCTGCGCGCCACCGTGCGGGCCATGCTGGCCGAGCTGAACGACATGCGCCTTGAGGTGGCCCTCGTGCCCGCGCCAGATCCCCGCCATTGCCACCACCAGGTGCGCGCCGTGTTCGGGCGCAATCCCGGCTGGTACCGCGAGCTGTGCGCGGCCTATCCCCGCTTCCGCCGCATCCGCAAGGAGCGCTTTGTGGATCCCCGCTTCAAGCGGGCCGACGTGGCCGAGACCCTTTCGCGGCTGCTCTCCACCGGCTCGCGCTCCTACCTGGCCGGGCCGCTCCTGGCCGTGGCCGCGCGCCAGCGCCCCGCCCCGGCATGCGATCCCGCCGCCTGGCCGTATGACATCCCCGACACCCTCAACGACATGGGAGTCGCCATATGAACATGCCCAAGCATCTGCTGCACCGTCTGTGCGCGCTCGAGCTAGTGCGCGTGCTGCTGGAGATCCTGGCCGAGGATGTTCCCCAATGGGAGGACGAAACCGCGCGGGGCCGCACCGCGCTCCTGTGCGCCCAGATCGAGATGCACCGCGCCCGCGCCTTCCAGCTCACCGTGGGCGGCGAGCGCCTGGACCTCTCCGCCCACGGCAAAGCCAGCGGCCGGTACGCCCGCGCCGTGCTGCACATGCAGCGCACCGTGCGCAATTCCTGGGACCGCGAGCTGGACGCCACGGCCTACCTGTCCACCGTGCTGGAGCGCGTGGCCAGCGCCGAGGAGCAGCTGCCCCGCACCCCGGCCTACCTGGCCCACCGCTGGGAGTGGGGCCGCCTGCACCGGCTGCTCGGCAAGCTCTACGCGGTCATGGACCCCAACTACGCCGACGTGGGCAATATCAATTACGGCGCCCAGGTGGGCGAAAAGATGGTGAGCGCATGACCGCCCTCGAGATTCTCTCCACGCCGGAGCTGCTCATGCAGGGCGCGATCATCTTTTGCTCCAGCGTGTCCGGCTGGATAGTTGGATCCTTGCTCTTCCGTTGGGCAATCCGTTTGATCGGACGCCGCCAGCACATCGGCCCCATGGAGACCTACGCCGCAGCGCGTCTGCGAACAATGCAGGAGCGCAAAACGGTTGGTCTGCCGCCCATCCCTGAAACCGTGCAGCTACGCTCGGAGCAGAAGCCATGACCAGCCTCGAGATCATCTCCACCGCCCTGGCCCTGGTGGCCGTGTGGCGCATCGGCAAGCTGGATCTGCGCGGCCAGTACCTCATGCTCGCGGCCCAGCTGGGCTGGGGCCTGTTCGCGCTTATGGGCAAGCACTGGGGCCTGCTGGTGCAGAGCGTGGTGCTCCTCGCCCTCACGCTCAAGGCGGTCAAGAACTGGCGCGCGGCGCAGTTCGTGCGGGTGGGGAGGTAGCTGTGAGCGGACTCATCGTCGACCTGTTCGCTGGTGGCGGCGGGGCCTCCGAAGGCATCCGTATGGCCCTGGGCCGGGACCCGGACGTGGCAGTCAACCATGACCCACTGGCCGTGGCGATGCACAAGGCCAACCACCCTGGCACCATGCACGTATGCCAGGACATATGGAGCTGCCCGCCGCTATGGGCCACCAAGGGCAAGCCTGTGGCCTGGCTGCACGCCAGCCCGGACTGCACTCACCACAGCAAAGCCAAAGGCGGCCCGCCCAACCGTGATGAAAAGCGGCGGGACTTGGCTTGGGTCATTGTGAAGTGGGCGCGCGAGGTGCGGCCCACCGGAATCAGCCTGGAGAACGTCGAGGAGTTCCAGGACTGGGGGCCGTGTGACCGTCACGGCATCCCGGTCAAGAGCCAGGCCGGCGCGTCCTTCCGGTCCTTCGTGGCCACCCTGCGCCGCCTGGGCTATGCCGTGCAGTGGCGCGAGCTGCGCGCCTGCGACTACGGCGCGCCGACCATCCGCAAGCGGCTGTTCCTCCTGGCCCGGCGCGACGGCCAGCCCATCGTCTGGCCGGAGCCGACGCATGGTCCGGGCCGCGCCCATCCCTACCACACGGCAGCGGAATGCATAGACTGGAGCCTGCCGTGCCCCAGCATCTTTGAGCGCAAGCGCCCCCTGGCCGAGAACACGCTCAAGCGCATCGCAACAGGCATCAAGCGCTATGTGCTGGAGGCCGCGCAGCCGTTCATCGTGGGCATCGACAACGCCGGGGCGCGCAGCGCGAAGTGGGGAGTGGATCAGCCGCTTTCGACCATCATCACCAAGGCCAAGCACGCGCTGGTGTCGCCGTACTTCGTCGGAGCGGGCGGCCCAGTCTATGGCGGCAAGCCGGTGCAGGCGGACAAGCCCTTCGGGACGATCATGACCGAGAACCATCAGGCCCTGGTGGCCCCGTCCCTGGTCCAGACCGGCTACGGCGAACGTGAGGGCCAGTCCCCGCGCGCCCTGGACATTGAGGCCCCGCTCGGCACCGTCGTGGCAGGGGGCCAGAAGCATGCGCTCGTCTCGGCTTTCCTCGCCAAGCACTTCACGGGCGTTGTCGGCTCGGACCTGCGCGACCCGCTGGCCACGGTGACGACGGTGGATCACCACAGCTTCGTGGCGGCCAGCATGACCAAGCTGCGCGGCACCAACGTGGGCAGCCGAGCGGATGATCCCCTGCACACCATCTCGGCCCAGGGCCAGCACCACGGGATCATGGCCGCGCACCTCCAGCGCGACTTTGGCAACAGCGTCGGTCAGCCTGCGGATGCCCCGCTCGGAACCGTCACAGCGGGGGGTGGCGGCAAGGCCGGGCTCGTGTGCTCGTTTCTCCAGAAGTACTACGGCCAGGGCGGCCAATGGCAGAGTCCGGCAGACCCCATGCACACGATCCCAACCAAGGACCGCATGGGCCTGGTGACGGTCATGGTCCAGGGCCAGCCCTATGTCGTCGCGGACATCGGCATGCGGATGCTGCAGCCGCGCGAGCTGTACCGCGCCCAGGGCTTCCCCGACTCCTACATCATCGGTGACGATCCGAGCCAGGGCTTGACCCTGACCAAGAAGGACATGGTGCGCATGTGCGGCAACAGCGTCTGCCCGCCAATCGCCGCGGCTTTGATCGGTGCCAACTACGCTGGCGTCATGCGCGAGGAACGCGAACTGCCGCTGCTGGCAGGAGAGAAGCACTAGAGGTGGGGGCTGCCTTGCGGTGCAGGAACACCGCCTGGCGGCCGGATAGTCGCAGTGTCCGACCAGGTTGAACCCAGCCCCCAGATCTCGGGACGAGTTCGGGGATAGCACGGAGAAGGTCGGATGGAAAATCTTAAAATCGAGCAGTGGCCCGTGGAACGACTCAAGCCCAGCATAACCCAGCTCCGGCAGAACGACGCCGTGGTGCCGCGCATGGTGGAAGCCCTGCGGGCCTTTGGCTTCCGCGTGCCCCTGCTGGCCACAAGCGCGGGCGAAGTCATCGACGGCGACCTGCGGCTCAAGGCCGCCCTGGCCCTGGGCATGGTCACGGTCCCGGTCATCGTGGCCGACGACCTCACCCCCACCCAGGTGCGCACCTTCCGGCTGCTGGTCAACCGCTCCGCCACCTGGGCGGACTGGGCCGAGGATGCCCTGCGCGTGGAGCTGGCCAGCCTGCAGGCGCTGGAAGTCGATCTCGCCCTCACCGGCTTCGACTCCCGCGAGCTGGACGCCTTCATCCTAGGCGTGGAGCTGCCCGGCCAGGCCGACCCCGACGCCGTGCCGGATCCACCCGCCGAGCCCACCAGCCAGCCCGGCGACCTGTGGCTCCTGGGCCGTCACCGCCTGCTCTGCGGCGACTCCCGCAGCGCGGCCCACGTGGCCCGGCTTATGGACGGCGAAGCGGCGGACATGATCTGGACCGACCCGCCCTATAACGTCGATTACACAGGCAAGGCGGGCAAGATCAAGAACGACAAGATGACACCCGCCGAGTTCGATGCCCTTCTCGACGGGATCTTCGCCAGCTGCTGGCAGGCCCTGGCCGATGGCGGCGCCATCTATGTGGCCCATTCCGAGGCCGGGGGCGGTCTGGCCTTCCGGCAGGCCTTTGCCCGTGCGCGCTTCAAGCTGGCTTCCTGCCTGGTCTGGCGCAAGCACCAGCTGGTGATTGGCCGGGCCGACTACCACTGGCAGCACGAGCCCATCCTCTACGGCTGGAAGCCCACCGGCGCGCACACCTGGCACGGCGATCGCAAACAGACCACGATGCTCGAGCACTTTGCCGGTGCCGCCGTGCTGGAGAGCGCACCCGGCGAATGGCAAATCGCCACAGGCGATACGGTGCTCCTCATCACCGGCCAGGGCCTCACCGTGCGTGAGCTGGCCACCTCGATCATCGCCGTGCCCAAGCCCGCCAAGAGTGACCTGCACCCCACCATGAAGCCCGTGGCCCTGGTGGAGCGCATGCTGGCCAACAGCAGCCCGCGCGGCGGCCTGGTGTTCGACCCCTGCGGGGGATCCGGCACCACGCTCATGGCCGCCGAGCGCATGGGGCGGCGCTGCAACACCATGGAACTCGACCCGCGCTTCGCCGACGTCATTGTGCAGCGGTGGGAGGACTACACCGGGCAGACGGCCACCCTGGCCGCCGGTCCCGGCACCCCCGCCGCCGTGCTCCAGGAGGCCGCCCATGCCTAACGAGCAGGACCTCCTCGCCCTGGCGGCGCAGAGCGGCAAGAACGATCTGGCCTTTCTCATCAAGGCCAAGGAGGAAGCGAAGCGCCGCATGAGCGAAAACGCATCACCCGAGAATGTCCGCGCCTTCAACACGGCCAAGGAAGCGGTGGAGACCGAGGCGGTAAAGCTGCAGCCCGCCGCCCCCGGCCTCACCTTCAAGACCCAGCTGGCCGCCGTGGACAGGCTCAACGCCCTGGGCTTTAAAATCAAAAAATCAAAGTTCAACGCCGACGTGAAGGCCAAGCGCATCGCCACCAACACGGACGGCCACTTCGAGGACTTCGCCCTGCAGGCTTACGCCGTGCGCGAGCAGCTCACCCCCCTGGCCAGGGCCGAGGACGCCAAGGCCAGCGGCGCGGCCACGTCGAAGATCGCCGCCGACACCCGCCTGCGCGATATCCAAGCCTCCCGGCAGGAACTCAAGCTCCAAAAGGAGCAGGGCCTGCTCATGCCCAAGGCCCAGCACGAGGCCGAGCTTTCCGCCCGCGCCCTGTTCTTCCGGGCCGAGCTGGAGGGCTTCGGCCCGCGCGCAATGGCCGGGCTCATCCACCTGGTGGGCGGGCGCGAGGACAGCCTGCAGGAAGCCTTGCTCTTCTGGGCCGAGCAGGTGGCCGACTTTATGAACGCCTGGGCCGAGGATCGAGAGTTCGCCGTGGGCGACGAGGACGAGCTGCCCGAGGCCGACGAGTTCGGCGGCGAGCTGGGCGACATGACCGGAGAGGGGGAGTAGATATGTCTGGTGCTGACTACTGGCCCAAGGCCCCCACAATTTGGCGAGAAGGCCGTACCCTGTACGCCAGCATTCCCTTCACCTGGGACTTGCCGGGCATGCGGGCCAAGCTATCGCGCGCGGACATGCTATGGGACCTTGCCGTAGTCGGTGGCCCTGCCGTCCAGCTCATGCCCGGCTATTTTTCCGCGCTCCCACACGTCACCGAGGGCCAGGACATGCCCGGCGTGCTCCAGCGCGCCAACCCCTACGCCACGCGCACCACGACTGGGTGCCCGAATCGCTGCGGCTTCTGCGGAATCGGACGCGGCCTCATCGAGGGCGGAGGCTTTCGCGAGCTTGAGGACTGGCCGGACCTTCCGATCCTCTGTGACAACAACCTGCTGGCCGCGAGCCCGGGGCACTTTGATCGCGTGATGGACCGACTGGAGGCGCACGGCTGGTGCGACTTCAACCAAGGCCTGGACGCCCGGCTGCTGAATGAGCACCACGCGGAGCGCATGGCCAGGGTGGGCAAGCCCGTTGTGCGCTTGGCCCTGGACCACCTCCGGCATGCCGACGCCTGGGAAGAGGCTTTCCGCAAACTGCACTCGGCTGGCGTGCCCAAGTCGCGCATTCGGTCCTACGCCATCATCGGCTTTGACAGCGACCCGGCCGAGGCCTGGGAGCGCTGCGCGTGGATCGAGGGCCACGGGGTCAAGGCCCTGCCCATGTGGTTCCACGCCCTGGACCAGCTGGAGCGCAACGTGGTCACGGCCAGGCAAGAGGCCCTGGGCTGGACCGACACCGAGCGGCGCAACATCATGCAGTGGTACTACCAGCACAAGGCCACGCACGGCGGGCCTCCGGGGATGGTTCGGAAGGCTACTTCAATGCCGCTCATGGAGGTCCGCTAACCATGCCCCGCTACAGCTTCCGCTTCACTCCGGGCGAGCGCCACGTATACCGCAAGCTCGCGCCCATGAAGGTGTCCGAGTGGAGCGCCGCGAACCTCATCGTGCCCGATGGCCCCCTGGCCGGGAGCGTGTGGCGGCGGGACTTCTCCCCCTATTCCGTGGGCATCATGGACACCTGGGGCGACCCCTGGACCGAGGAAGTGGACGTGTGCGGCACGCCCCAGGTGGGCAAGACGATCCTCATGTACGCCTGCATGGGCTACGCCATCACCCGGCGGCCCGGCCCGCGCATGCTCTCCATGCCGGACGACGACGCCATCTCCAAGATGCTGGAGTCCAAGCTCCGGCCCATGTTCCGGCGCAGCTCGGCCATCCGCCGCCTGGTGCGCAAAATCAAGACCTCCGGCGCGGTGGGCGTCCACTTCCGCGACAGCACCTGCCTGCACCTGGTGGGCGCGCAATCGCAAAGCCAGCGCGCCTCCATCAGCATCATGGACCTCTTCATGGACGAGGAGGACCTGTACAAGCAGTTCAAGGGCGCGGGCGTGCCGGTGAAGGATCTGCTCGAGCGCACCCGCCAGTACGACAACAAGCGCAAGATCCTGCGCGTCAGCAAGCCCATCGGCACCGAGGCATCAAGCATCTGGCAGGCCATCCACGATGCGGACGAGCTGCGCCGCTACGAGGTGCGCTGCCCGGCCTGCTCGCAGCACCAGGTCATGACCGAGGCGGGCCTTGTGCTCACCACCGAAACCGAGGACCCCGGCCGCGTGCGGCGCGAGAAGCTGGCGCGCTACAAGTGCGCCCTTTGCGGCTACCTGTGGACCGACCACATGCGCGACGTGGCCGTGGCCGCTGGCCGCTGGCGGGCCGAAACCCCGGTGCCACGCCCGCGCCGCATCGGCTTCCACCTCCCGGCCATCGTTTCGCGCGCGGTCAGCCTGTCCGAGATCATGGCCGAGAAAATGAAGTCCGAGGCCACCGACGATCCGGACGTCAAGCAGGCCTACGCCAACGGATACTGGGCCGAGCCCTACCGGCCCATCGCCAAAGAGACCCCGGCCAGCGAGATCCTCAAGCTGGTGGACCCCACCCTGCGACCGCGCGTGGTGCCCGCGGGCTACGTCGCTCTCACCGCGGGCATCGACATGCAGAAGCACGGCTTCTGGTTCCTGGTGCACGCCTGGACGCCGGGCCTTGAGTGCGCGGTCATCGACTATGGCCGCCTGCGCGAGTGGGAGGACGTGTACGCCCTGATCTGGGAAACGCAGTACGCGCAGGAGCAGGGCCAGCCCATGCCCATCTGGCGGGCCGGGCTGGATACCGGCGGCACCAAGACCGACAACGACGACGTCACCCGCACCGAGGAGGCGTACCACTTCGTGCGGATAAACAGCGGCCAGCGCCTGTTCGCCACCAAGGGAAGCAGCCGCCCCATGCTCGCGCCGGTGAAGTGGAGCGTGCTGGACAAGATGCCCCGCTCCGGCGCGGCCATCCCCGGCGGGCTCTACCTCTACACCCTCGACACCGAGCACCTCAAGAACCTGCACCATGCCCGCCTCCAGCAAGACGCCCGGCAGCCCATCCGCCTGCACGCGGAAGCCGACCAAAGCCTGGCCAACCAGCTGGCGGCCGAGCGCCAGGTGCGAGACCGCGACGGCAGCCTGCGCTGGGAGCGCATCCACCGCGACAACCACTACCTCGACTGCGCCTGCATCAGCTTCGCCTGCGCCAACGCCGCTTGGTCGCCCAGCTTGCAGTACCTGGCCCAGCAGGCGGAGTACGCCAGGC